AAGAATATTTCATTTACACACAAAAACCAAGTTATCCATCAGGAATGATAAGTGGTACTGGTGGAAATAAAGGTGTCAAAATTGCAAAAGATTCTATCACTTATGTAACCTCTGGTCTTGTAGATAGAAATAAAGGAACAGTTCTTTCATATCTTCATAAAGCAATTAAGGCACTTAATCAACTTCGTATGATTGAGGATAGTCTTGTTATATACAGATTATCAAGAGCACCAGAAAGGAGAATATTTTATATTGACGTAGGCAATCTACCAAAGGTAAAGGCAGAGCAGTACCTCAGAGAGGTAATGAGTCGTTATAGAAATAAACTCGTATATGATGCTAATACTGGTGAAGTTAGAGATGATAGAAAATTCATGTCCATGATGGAAGATTTTTGGTTACCAAGAAGAGAAGGTGGTCGTGGAACAGAAATAACTACACTTCCAGGTGGACAAAATCTTGGAGAACTTTCTGATATTGAGTATTTTCAAAAGAAACTTTATAGAGCACTTGGTGTTCCCGAATCAAGAATTGCTGCAGAAGGTGGATTTAATTTAGGACGTTCATCAGAAATTTTAAGAGACGAACTTAAATTTTCTAAGTTTGTAGGACGTTTAAGAAAACGTTTTGCACACATGTTTACAGATATGCTTAAGACGCAATTAATTCTTAAAAATATTGTTACTCCAGAAGATTGGGAACTCATTAGTGAACATATTCAATATGATTTCTTATATGATAATCAATTTGCAGAATTGAAACAAAATGAAATGTTAAATGAGCGTTTAGGCTCACTTGCAACCATTGAACCGTATATTGGAAAATATTATTCTAATGAATGGGTTCGTAGAAATGTTCTTCGTCAAACTGATAGTGAAATGGTAGAAATGGATGATCAAATAGAACAGGAAATTAAGGATGGTATTATACCAGATCCAAATGCAATTGATCCTATAACTGGTGAACCATTACCAGCAGAAGGAGAAATGGATACACTAGGAGATGTTCCATTAGAACCAGATGGTGCCATTACTAATGGGCAGTTAGGAAAGGACACTAAAAAAGCAGAAATTTAAAAATGAAAATACTATCTCAAGAGGTTAATTTAGGAATCGGAACTACCAACGTAAGTAAATCTACCGTTGTAAGAATTTATAATAGTAGTTCTGATGTTGGTATTGTAACCACAAAAAATTCTAGTGACTCAGTTATTGGTAGTTTAACAATTCCAGGAAGTAAAGTTTTATATGCCCAAAAAAATGCAACAGATACTTTGACTGGATCCTCTACAATAAAAGTTGCAAAGACTGCTTATAGTTCAGTAATGCAGTATGCATCATGGAGTAGTGGTGGAGGAGGTGGTGGTTATACTGATGGAGATATTGTCACTTCAAATCTTACATATCATTTGGATGCTAACAACAGTAGTTCATATGAAGATGGAGATGGAGATACATGGACTGACTTAGTTGCTGGAACAAATAATGCCACAATAAATGGAGCAACTTACACTCAAGGTTCAGGGAATCAAGGTTACTACTTTGATTTTGACGGAGCTGATGATTACGTTGAGATAGGTTCTCCAATTGTAAGTGGAGATACATTTACAATTGAACTATGGTGTAGAAATAATGCTGCAACCATGCCATCGAGCGAAACTGCTTTTACAACTGAGGGTGCTTCTACTGATACAACTGATTTGGTTCGATATGATGGTGACAGGTGGACATTTAAAGGTGTTTCCTTTTTAATGGCTCGAACCTATACGGTGCATGTTCCTCAAGGACAAGAATGGAATCAAGTAGTGGCAGTGGTGTATGCTAATAGTGGGAATTCGGTTGATATACGAGTAAAAATATATTTAAACGGTCAATTATCTAATTCCATGACAAGTCTTAAAAATTTCGGATATAGTGCAGGTAATGGAAATATTCTTGGTCGTCAGTCACCTGGTACAGGTCTTTGGGATGGTCAAATATCAATTTTGAGATATTATAATGCAGCATTAACAGACGCAAATATTCTAACAAATTATGACGCAAATAAAGGAAGATACGGACTTTCATAAATAAAGAATAGAAATATATTAATTTTTTCATGGAAGAACTTGTTAATTTGATAGCTAATGATGCATCCGCAGCTGAAATTAGTGATGGTATTAAAGATACATTATTTGCAAAAGCAGCATCGAGAATTGATGCTCAAAAAGCAAATGTAGCACTTTCTATGTTTGACGGTGTTTCAAACGAAGAACAAGAAACTGATATTGAGGAACCAGAGGAAGAAACAACAGAGGAGGAATAATGCCTAATAGAACACAAGTTTTAGGAGCTGAGATAGCATTACCAACTACAACTGGTGCTGCTACTAGTTTTAGTGAAGCATCTGTTGTTAGACTAGTTAATACAGATTCTAGTGCTCATGTTATTAGTGTCGTAGAAACTGCCAGTGGAAGTGGTATTGGTTCATTTACAATGCCAGCAACTTCGGTTGAATTTTTAGAAAAAGGTTATACACAATGTGTTTTTGCAACTAATGCTGCAGTTAAAGGATCTAAAGTAGGATTTACAGATTAAGAAAATGAAACTTATTACAGAAGAAATTTCAAGCGTTAAATTTATCACCGAAGGAAAGGGTGCTAAGAAAAAAATGTATATTGAAGGAGTTTTCTTGCAAGGAGATCTCAAAAATCGTAATGGTAGAATGTACCCAGTAGCAACTCTTGCAAGAGAAGTTGGAAGGTATAATGAATCCTTTATTGGTAAGGGTCGTGCACTTGGAGAACTTGGTCATCCAGAAGGCCCAACTGTAAATCTTGATAGAGTTTCTCATAAAATTACTTCACTAAAACAAGAGGGAAATAATTTTATTGGTAAGGCACAATTACTTGAAACACCTATGGGTAAAATTGCAAAATCTTTAATCAATGAAGGTGTCACTCTTGGAGTATCTTCTCGTGGAGTTGGATCACTAAAAGAAGATCGAGATGGTTGTAAGGTTGTTGGTGAAGATTTTCAGTTAGCAACTGCTGCTGATATAGTAGCAGATCCTAGTGCACCAGATGCTTTTGTGAATGGTATTATGGAAGGAAAAGAATGGGTTTGGGAAGGTGGTTCACTTCGTGAGGAACTTGTTGAAAAAACTCAAAAAACAATTAATACATTAGTTGATCAGAAAAGATTAGAAGAACATAAGTTGGATTTATTTAATAATTTCCTCTTAAATCTTTAAGTTCTATAAATAAATACAGATTAAATTAAAAATATCTAAATGTCCGTTGGTACCGATTTACAAGAAATGGAAAACGTAGTAACTAAAAATGCTGCAGCTGGAGAACCAATGCCAAGTCTAACTGGGTCAACCCCTGGTCAAACTGGTGCTGTTGAAGATCTAGGCGGCCCTACTCCACAAAATTACAAAGCTGATGATAATTCAGCAAAGTTAAATACACCTGGAAAAACTTTATCACAAGTTAGGGATGTAGTTAATAAAAAAGCAGCTAAGGCAGATCCTACACCTAGTGGTGTTAAGGAAGAAGAAGAAAAACCTGAAGATCAGGTTGTTTCTGAAGAGGAAACTACAGAAGAGGAAATCGTTGCTGAAGAAGAAACTACTGAAGAAGAAGTAGTTGCTGAAGAGGAAACTACCGAAGAAGAAGTAATTGATGTTGAAGAAGATATCAATGCTCTTATTGCTGGTGAAAAACTTTCTGAAGAATTTCAGGAAAAAGCACGTACTATTTTTGAAACTGCAATTAAGTCTAAAGTTTCAGAAATTAAGGAAGAACTTGAGAAGGAGTATGAGCAATCATTAACCGAACAGGTTGAAACTATCAAAGAAGAAATTACTGATAGAACTGATGCTTATCTTGAGTACGTTGCTGATGAGTGGATTGCAGAAAATCAACTCGCAGTAGAACATGGACTTAAAACAGAAATGACCGAATCATTCTTAGTCGGAATGAAAAGTCTTTTTGAAAATCATTATGTAACAATCCCTGAAGAAAAATATGATGTTCTCAACAGTATGGTTGAGAAATTAGATGAAATGGAAGATAAACTCAACGAGCAAATTAATAAAAATGTTGCTCTAACAAAGAGACTTGCGGAATCAACTTCCGATGTAATTCTTGCAGATGTATCTGAAGGTCTTGCACTTTCCCAAAAGGAAAAACTTGCTTCTCTTGCTGAAAATGTTGAGTTTGATAGTGAACAATCCTATCGTGAGAAACTAGGAACATTAAGGGAATCTTATTTCCCAGCTAATCCTGGAACTCAGAGAGACAAGACAGAAACAATTTCAGAAGGTACGGCAGAGGCACCTAAGACAAATTCAAGTCTTATGGAAACCTACTTACAGACATTGGGAAGAGTCTCTAAAAAATAATTTTTTAATTATTGATCAAACTAAAACT